TGGTAAGTGGTTAGAAATTACAAATAAGACTGTAAATACATTTAAAGTTAATGTTAATCCAAATCCATCATATCAGAAGTTTGATCATACATTTGTAGCAGGTAAAACTGTAAATGGATGTATCCAAAAATCAAATCAAACAGTTGGTATTGCTACTGGATCATTGGTAATGTCTTGTGCTAAAGATGCTCATACTACTGATCACGCATATCCTCGTGTTGGGTTTGCACATTCATTCTCTTCTGCTGATAATAATTCAGTTACTGTGACTGGTGGATCACCAAAGACTCCTACTAATGCAACTTATGATGGTACAACAGGTGATTTAGTATTAACTATCAATGGTCATGGATTAAATACATCCAATACAGTTGGTATTGCTACTGGTGGTATAAAATTAACTTGTGAGAGAGATAATTATGCAACTATTCATCCATATCCTCGTTCAACAGATCCTGTATATAACAATACAACAATACCAATTAGATCAGTAACTACAAATACAATTACTGTTAGAGTTGGTACTTCTGGTGAAGCAGATTCTGCTCATAGAATTGAATTACCTGTCGGAAGAGTTGGTGCTAAGTGGTTTAGAATAAATGTTGGTAAATCTCCTGCAGGAACAGGCGGTGCTTTAGATATTAATATTAATGAAGTTGGTGGTAATTATGTCAATCCTCTAATTGTAACTCCTGATCCAGTTTATCAAAATCTTCCTGTTATTGGTGTTTCAAGATTGGGTATCGGTAATACTACAGAAACTGGAAAGAATATGTTAGTCAGTGCTAGTGTTAGTGCTGCTCAGACTGCTACTGGAATTGGTGCTACTGGATTTGGTATATACGACTTTAAAGTAACAAGGGATGGACACTCATTCAATGTTGGTGATAAGTTTAAACCAGTTGGTCTTGTAACTGCTGCAAATTTACAACGACCATTGGATGATTTCCAATTAGAAGTGGTACAAACTTATAATGACTACTTCTCTGCTTGGCAATTTGGTGAAATAGATTTTATCGATAATATTAAATTATTACAGGATGGATCTAGAAGAAGGTTCCCATTATTCTTAAATGGTCAATTAATTAGTTTTGAAAAAGATAATAATGATGCATTATCATCAGAAATTGATCTTGATGCTGTTCTTATAATATTTGTAAATGGTGTAATACAAACACCTAAGATTGCATATCAGTTTGCTGGTGGAACAACTGTATTATTTACTGAACCACCTTCACCAAGTGACAAAATTGATATTTTCTTCTATGTTGGACAAAGAGGAGTTGATATTGAAATTGTTGATGTTCAGGAAACAGTAAAAGTTGGTGATGATCTTAGAATACTTAGACATCCTGGTTTTACAGATACTATCGATCAAGAAAGAAGTAGAATTATCAAGTCGTTCTTAGGATCTGATATACTTGAGACTGATACTTATGTTGGTGTTGGTATTACTGAAGATCAAGAAAAACCAATACAATGGACTAAACAGAAAGTTGATAAGGTTATTCAAGGTGAAGTAATTAGTAAAGCAAGGTCAAATATTGAAGCACAAATTTATCCTACTGCTAAAATTATTGGTGATTTAACAACATCTTCAGGTATTGGTGGTGCTTTTGGAATATTTGTTGATGATGCAGAATCATTCTATTATGAAGATGAGTTTAATCCAGCGTTAGATGGTGGAGATAGATATGGAATTGGTATTAATGCTGTCGATGCTTTAATAGTTGAAGGTGATACAAGTTTAGTTAGTGCTGCATTTACTGCTGTAGTTTCTGCTGCAGGAACAATACAATCAGTAACTACAACTAATGTAGGATCTGGTTATACTACTGGTCCAATTCATATTAATTTTGCTGCTCCACAATCAGTTGGAGTAGGTGTTGGAACAACAGCTTTTGCTAAAGCAACTATTACGAATGGTTCTGTATCATCAGTTTCAATCGAAAATATAGGTTTAGGATATACCTTTACTACTCCACCACAAGTTATTATACAACAACCACAAAATCTTACCGAAAGAATTAATACAATTGAAAACGTTGAAGGATATACTGGAGTTATTACTGGTATTACAACATCTAATGGTATAGGTGGTCATTTAACAGCACTTAGATTCTTCTTTAGAGCAGATAAAACTGCTAATTCCCTATTAACCAATTATCCAATATTCATAACAGATACTACAGTTGGACATGGCGTAACTTCAGTTCATGGGCATAATAATTCTATAGTGAGTATTGGTACAACATTCTTAGATAATATTTACATAGTAAATTCAATTACTTCTTCAGGAGAAAATGGTGAAATAGTATGTAATGTTAAGAATGGATCAAATATTGCTGGAATTGCAGAAACTGGATTCCATAATCCATCAAACATTGGATTAACAACATCATTAGGTAGATTATCTTGGGGTAGACTATATAATGGTGAAAGGGGAACTACTCCAATTTCAATTGGAGTTACTGGATTTACAGTTAATTCTGGATTAACAACTTTCCCAACAATTCAAAGAAGGAACTTTAAGGATACATCCTTAAAGGGATTAAGATCTACTGGATCATTGAGAGTCTTTGGACTTCCATAATAAATCACTATAAATAGAGAAAAAAGTAGTTTAATTACGATGTCGGCAATTGTTACTGATCAATTTAGAATTCTAAATGCGAATAATTTTGTAGAATCAGTAGAATCTGATAACAATTCTTATTATGTTTTTATTGGTTTATCAAATCCAGCAACAGTTGGATATGGTAGATCTTCTGGTTGGCAATCAAATACACCTCCACCTAAAGATAATTTTTCTTATAGGTCTCATGTTGGTGATACTATGATGTTTGGTAAGAAAATATCATCTGCAAATATTAGAAGAATTGTAAGAAAGGTAGATTGGGTTTCTGGTAATAGATATGAAATTTATAGAGATGATTACAGTGTATCTAATCCAAGTCCAATAAATTCTGCTGCTAGATTATATGAAGCGAATTATTTTGTAGTAAGTTCTGATTTTAAAGTATATTCTTGCATTGATAATGGTGGTAATGGAACTGCACCAAAAGGTAATATATCACAAGATGAACCAACATTTACTGATTTAGAACCAACAAAGGCTGGTAATAGTGGTGATGGATATGTTTGGAAGTATCTATTTACTATTTCACCTAGTGATATTATTAAGTTTGACTCAACAGAATATATAACGGTACCTAATAGTTGGGGATCAAATACAGATTCTGGTATTAGAGCAGTTAGAGAAAATGGAGATTCTTCTGTCAATAATAACCAAATTAAGCATATCTTTATAGAAAAGGAAGGTGCTCAATATGCTAATGGATATGGACAAGAGGTTGACATTATTGGTGATGGAACTGGTGCAAAGGCAATAATTGATGTTGTTAATGGTAAAATAACTAATGCAACTGTTAGTTCGGGTGGTAAGGGATATAGTTATGGATTGGTTGATTTAGGAACTTTGAATAGTAATGTTTCTACTGTAAATAGAGCGAAATTAATTCCAGTAATTCCACCATCACTGGGTCATGGTTATGACATTTATACTGAATTGGGAACTGATAGAGTTTTAATTTATGCAAGATTTGATGATTCTACTAAAGATTTTCCAACAGATTCAAAGTTTGCACAAGTTGGTATTGTAAAAAATCCCACTAAAGTAGGAACCGCTGTTACATATACAGACAATACTTTCTCTTCTTTACAGGCAGTTAAGTTTAGTTCTGTTACAGGTACACCGCAAATTGGTGAAGAAATTAAGCAAACTTTAACTGTAGCACCAAATAATGGAAAAATTGCTACTGCTTATGTTGCTTCTTATGATGATTCTACCCAAGTTCTAAAGTATTTTAGAGATAGATCTTTAAATTATACTACAACAGATGATCAAACTGATTATTCTGGTATATCAACTACTGGTAGAATATATGGATTTGAATCTGTTGATACAGCAAATCAGATTAAAGGAGTCACATCTGCTTTCTCTGGATCCGTTGATACTAATTTCTCTGGAATTTCAACAAATCCAACTGGAACCAAATTAATTAACTTAGGAGTAACCTTCAATGCAGGGTTATCTGATAGTGAGATAAATAAAGGATCAGGGGAAATAATCTATCTAGATAATAGACCTTTGGTTGCTCGAAATTCTCGACAAAAAGAAGACATTAAAATCATCCTGGAATTCTAAAGAAAAATGCCACAAAAGACTAACTTAAATATAAGTCCTTATTATGATGATTTTGATAAGGCAGATAATTTTTATAAGGTTCTGTTTAAACCTGGACATCCAGTTCAAGCAAGAGAATTAACAGGTTTACAATCTGTACTCCAAAATCAATTAGAATCCTTCGGAAGTCATATTTTTAAGGAAGGATCGATGGTCATTCCTGGAAATATTGAGTATGATCCAACATATTTTGCTGCAAAAGTTAATCCAGATCATTTAGGTATAGATGTATCCATATATTTGGATGCAATTGTTAATAATAACAACGGTAAAGGGACAAGAGTTAGGGGGCAAAATTCACAAATAGTAGCAACAATAAAGAATTATATTTTACCACCAGAAGAGGGTGTTGATGAAATTACTATATTTGTAAAATATATCACATCAGGTTTAAGTGGAGAGAGTGAACCATTCCCTGACGGTGAGATATTAACTTTAGAAGAGAATGTAACTTATGGAAATACAACATTAACTGCAGGTGAAACAGTTCTAAATTTGGTTCCTGAATTAGCAACATCAACTGGATCTGCTTTTGGTGTTAATACTGGTGTATATTTTATTAGAGGAACTTTTGTAGATGTTTCTAAAGATACTATTGTTTTAGAACCTTATGGTAATAAACCATCTTATAGAGTTGGTTTTCAAATTATAGAGGAGATTGTAAACGCAAATGATGATCCATCTTTGTATGATAATGCAAAGGGATTTACCAACTATGCTGCTCCAGGTGCTGATAGATTCAAAATATCAGTAAAATTAGCAAAAAAAGCATTATCAGACTTTGAAGATACCAACTTTGTTGAATTATTCAGGGTAAAGAATGGTGAAACTAAGAAATTGCAGAATAGTTCTGTATATTCTGAAATTAAAAAATATTTTGCAAAGAGAACCTTTGATGAATCTGGCAACTATGCCGTAAAACCATTTACAGTTAATTTACAAAATTCATTAAACGATGAAGTAAAGACTGCTGGTTTATTCACTGAAGGTCAAAAGACTGATGATGGTAATGATCCATCAGAAGATTTAATGTGTGTTAAATTGTCTCCAGGTAAAGCATATGTTAAAGGATTTGATGTTTATCTACCAGGTACTACAGTTTTAGATGTAGAAAAACCAAGAGATACTAAAACTGTTAAGAGTGCTTCTGTTTCTTATGAAATGGGAAGTTTATTAAAGGTTAATAATGTAAATGGAACACCATTTATTAATATTGGTGGTGATGCCAATAATGTTGTAGGTTTATTCAAATATAGAAAAGATGATAATGCAGCACCAGCTGGTGCTGATGATTGGAATGCACCTAGAAATGAAATTGGACAGGCTCGTATCTATGCATTTAATACATCAGATGCACCATATACAGGTGCAAGTACTGAATGGGATTTATATCTTTGGGATATTCAAACATATACAGCATTAACTATATCTAATTTAAATACTAATGATAAGGCTGGAACAAGAGTTCGTGGTTTAAGTAGTGGTGCTATTGGATACTTAGCAAAAGACGCTGGATCTGTTGTTGCTACAGAAATTTTAGTAACACAGACAACTGGAAATTTTGTTCCTGGCGAATCATTAATATTTAATGAGCAAACTACTGCTACAACTTCATCAATACTTCCAGATTCAGCATCTGCCAAGGGTATTAATGCATTTACTGTAGAGGATATTAAGTCAATCTATCAAGATTCAAGTACTGCTTCTAGTGGTAGTATACCTGCAAATGCAGTTTTCACTGCAGATTCTGTTCTTTATGACAGAATATTGCCTAATTTTGCACCTACTGATATTTTAGGTATTCTTGGCAATAACTCTAATGCAGCAACTGCAACTTGTCCATTAAGAAGATTTTCTGGAAAAGTTGGAATTAAATCAGAGACTATAATTTCATATCAAAGAGGTGATTTTACTGATCCAGTATTTAATAGAGTATCTAATATTAGTGCTGATGGTGTCACTTTAACTCTATCTCAAGTTGAAGATGTTGCTGGTGTTTGTGAAGGTGATATTCCAATTGCTGGTGTATCTACTGAATCTACTTTCTTTATAAAATCTCCAAAAATTACAAATTTACAAAACTCTGGTCTCTTTAGTCCATTACCAAAGAGAAATGTGTCTTCTGTAGATGTCTCATCTGCTTCATTACAAATCAATCGTCAGATAACAGGACAGAATGCTAATGGTAATGAAATTAGTATGAACAGCAGTGCAGGATTAAATGCAGGTGTTGGAATTAGTAGTGCATTTTTTGAACCATTTGATGTTGAGAGATATGCAATTATTTACAACAATGGTACTGTTGAACCATTAACAGCAGATCAAGTTACTATAACAAATAATGGTAATGATATTAGGTTTAATGGATTATCTGCAGCATCTAATAATGCAACAGTTAATGTTACTTTAAAGAAAGTTGGTCTTGATAGTAAATCTAAGGACTATATTAGAAGTGAAAAAGTCGAAATAACAAGAACTATTGGCGTATCAACAACTGGTAGTTTAAGTAATAGTAGATCGTATGGTCTTAGAGTTGAAGATAAAGAAATTTGTTTAAATGTTCCTGATGTTGCAAATGTTGTAGCAGTTTATGAGTCTAAGAATACAAGCACACCAACTTTGGATAGATTGACATTTGTAAGTGGATTAGGTCTTAATACAAATACTATTGTTGGTGAAAAAATATTAGGAAATGATAGTAGAGCTATTGGGCAAGTAGTCAATAGAGTATCTGATACTGAAGTTGAATTTGTATATTTAAATGCAAATAAGTTTAACAAAGGAGAACTTGCCACATTTAAAGAATCTAATATTGAAGCAGTAATACAAGTTTATACAAGTGGAAATTATACTAATAGGACAGATAACTATCGTTTAGATACGGGTCATAGAGCACAGTATGCAGATTATTCTAGAATAGTTAGAAAATCAACTGCAAGTGCACCTTCTAATAAATTATTGGTTATCTTTAATAAGTATAAAATTGCTAGTGGTACTACTGGTGATTTATTTACTGCAAATTCTTATAATAAAGATAGGTATACTTATGATGTCCCATTCGTTCAAGGCAATAGAGCAACTGATATACTTGATTTCAGACCAAGAGTAAAAACATATCAACATGCTACAGGTAAGGGATCTCCATTTGCATTTAAGAATAGGACAAATAATTTTGAAGAAACTATTCCATATGTTGTAGCACCTAATGAAAGTTCTATTGTTGGTTATACTTACTACCTACCAAGAATTGATAAGTTAGTAATTAATAAATTTGAAGAAGTCAAATTAATTAAAGGTGTTTCTGCAGATGATCCTGCACCACCAACTGAACTTGGTGATTCTATGGAAGTTGCACGGATATCACTTCCACCATATCTTTATGATCCTATTAAACAACCAAATATAAGATTATACGATAATAGAAGATTTACCATGAGGGATATTGGTAATCTTGAAAAGAGGATCATTAATTTAGAAACATTTACATCACTTAGTGCATTAGAATTAGATACTAAAACATTATCAGTAAAAGATGCACAAGGTAATGATAGATTTAAGACTGGTTTTGTTGTAAACAATTTTAAAAATAGAGATTTTATAGATTTTAATAGAGAAGATGGTTCTAGGTGTGATGTTAATACATCAAGGAATGAATTGATTAGTGCTGTTGATTTTTGGTCACTACGTGCTGAATTAGGATTGAATCCAGGTATTGATCCTGCTCAAGCAGATTTAAGTTCTAATCTTGATTTATTAGATCCAAATTGCAAAAAAACTGGAGATTTAATAACTTTAGATTATACTGAAGTTGATTGGATTGATCAACCACAGGCAACTCAAGTTGAAAATATTAATCCATTTAATGTAATTGTATTTGTTGGTGGTGTAATGTTAGATCCACCATCTGATAATTGGGTTAGAACAATCTATGTTGATGACTATAGAACAGAATCAAGTGGTGCAGAATGGGCACAAGTAGCAAATATAGTTAATCAAAATTCTAATTCAACTTCAAATAGTGTTGATGATGTTGCTACTAATGTTAGTACTGTTGAAATACCAGCAGATCGTAGATTCCAAGGTAATCATCAGTTAATTACAACTACTGATGTAACTACAACAACTACAACAACTACAACAACTACAGATACTGAAACTGAATTTATTAATCAATTAAATGGTCCTTCAAGAGAATTTGATTATGTTGAAAGTGTTAAGGTTTCTGGTGAAGCAGATCCATTTATGCGTTCTAGAAATGTATACTTTGCTGCAAATGGATTAAAACCATTTACTAAGCATTATCATTATCTTGATAGTGGTGTTCCTGATATTTTCCCTAAATTGGTTGAAATATCAATGACAAATGGAGCATTTACAATTTTTGAAAATGCAAAAATAGAACTTAACGGAACTCAGATAGGTTATATTAGAGTTCAAAAACCAAATCATAAGTTTGGAGATACTAGTAGACCAGATATTGCTGCTGGACTTGGATCCCCATCAGTTGTTGTTGAAGAGTATTCAGTAGATCCTTTTGATAGAGATAGACCTGCTCCATCTACAACTTATTCTGCGACATCTAAAATATTTAATACTGATGTTAGTGCTTTAGCAAATCAAGAACAATATTTTGGTTATATTGTTAAAGATGCAACTATTATTGGTGAAACAAGTGGTGCTGTAGCAACAGTCACAAGTGTTGATCTAAATTCTGATAATTGGGGTGATTTATTAGGAGCATTCTTCTTCAGAAATGCAAATGTAAGTCCACAACCACCAGTATTATTCTTCTCTGGTACAAAGACATTTAGAGTTACAGCAGCACCTCCAGGAACACTTCCATTACCTGGTAGTACTGTATTTGCTAGTGATGCTTCTGGTGTTTATACTGGAAGTGGAAGTATTCTAACTCAGGAAACTTCTACTGTTGGAGTTAGAAATCCACCCCCACCTGCACAAAGACCAAATGAATTTACATCAAGTACAAGCGTAAGTGTGACAAGTGGAGTAACTGATGTTAGTATATCTGAAGAATTTGTTAGAGCACCTTATAGAGATCCTCTTGCACAATCATTCACGGTTGATGAGAGTGGTGCTTTCTTAACATCATTTGATGTTTACTTTGCCACAGTGGATCCAAATGCAAAATGTTTTGTAGAACTTAGAACAGTTGAATTGGGAACACCAACTAGTTTCCTTGTTCAGGACTATGCACAAGTTACATTAAATCCACAAAACATCAATGTATCTAATGATGCATCAGTTCCAACTACAATTAGATTCCCATCACCTGTTTATCTTGAACCAAAAACTGAATATGCTATCGTATTCTTATCACCAGGTTCTGATTTATATGAGATGTGGGTTGCTACAATGGGTCAGAAGACAGTTAAGAGTACGAATCTTCCTGATGTTCAAGATGTTGTTGTTTCTAAACAGTATATTGGTGGTAGTTTATTTAAATCCCAAAATGGATCTATATGGACACCAAGCCAATATCAAGATTTGACATTTAAACTAAGAAAAGCAGAATTTGTTCCATCTGGTACTGTAACTTTCTATAATAGTGATGTTGGTGCAGGATATAATACTCAGGTATTATCAGATAATCCAATAAGAACTTTACCTAGAAAATTAAGAGTTAAACTTGCAGGTAGTGCAACCAATACTGCAACTGCATTAGGAGTAGGTAGGAAGGTAAGTACTGATAATGGTACTGGTAATGCAAATTCTGCTGAAGATATTTCAATTACTGGAATAATAGAAGCAAGAGGTGCTGCATTATCATCTGCGACTTCATTTGAAATTGTTAGTGGCGGTAAAGGTTATGCATTCTCTCCAAATTCCAATAATATTCCTTTAGTATCATTAACTGGCGATGGAACTGGAATGACATGTTCTGTTAATCCTACGGATGGTATAATTCTTTCAGGTGGAATTACAAACTTAACAAATACTGCTGGTTCTGGATATGTGGTAGGTGAAGTATTGACAATTGATAATAGTGAGACAAAAGTTAAAAGTGGATCTGGATTTAAGATGGTTGTAACAGCCATTAGTAATAAGACAGATACAATTTATCTAACAGATGTTCAAGGAGATCATTTTACAGCAAATCACAATATTGTTGAATATGGTGCTGGTAAGGATACTAGAGCAATGTTGGCAAATTGTACTGTTGCTTCTACACAATCGACTGCATCAGTTGTAAATGGTGATTTGAATACTGGTAATATATTTGAGGTTATACAACCTAACCATGCACATCATGGTGTTGCAAATAAAATAGAAATTAAAGATGTAAAGCCAGATACTCCATTAGTACAAACTACTGCAGATTTAGATACTGCAGGTCAGGAAGTTACTGTTTCCGATGTTAAACCATTTACACAAGTATCTGGTATTGCAACAGATAGGGGTGAAGCAATAATTGGTGAAGAAATAGTTGCTTATACTGTTGGTGTAGGTAAACTAACCTTATCTAAGAGAGGTGCATCAAGTACTCCAGTTCTTCCACATCCATCAGGTTCTGATATTCAAGTTTATGAAGCAGGTGGAGTTCCTTTGAGTGGTATTAATACAACATTCAGCATTTCTAATAATGCTACATTAAGAAGTAATTCTAATATTGACAACTATTATCTTGAAGTTAATAGAACATCTCTTGACACTTTAACTCAAAGAACAGGAAATGCTTTATTGTGCTTTACTAGTGATAAAGCAGTTGGTGGAAATAATGTTGGTGCTTCACAAAACCATCAATTCAGTACATTCTCACCTCAGTTTAATGTTATTACACCTGGAAAAACTAAGGTTAGTACTTCAGTAAGAACTGTTAGTGGAACTAGTTCTGGTGGAAATGAGGTGTCATTTATAGATCAAGGTTTTGAACCTACTACCTTAAATGAGACTACATTCTTCCCAACACCTAGATTAGCTGCTTCTAGAATTAATGAAGTTGAATATCTATCAACATTACCAAGAAGTAAATCATTATCTGTGAAGATTGATATGGTTTCAACTGATGTTAATCTATCACCAGTTTTAGATGCTCAAAATTCAATATTTATACTTGGTAGAAATAAGATTAATAATCCTATTGGTAGAGATAATTATGTTACTGATACTAAGTCACTTCAAACAAGTGGTGACCCACATGGATCAATATTCATATCCAATCCAGTTTCTCTAAAACAACCAGCAACATCATTAAAAGTATTGTTAGCTGCTAGTGTTCTACCAGAAGCAGATTTTAGAGTTTTCTATAGATTATTCACTGCTGATTCTACAGAGGTTTCACAATCATATAGAGCATTCCCTGGATACAAAAATCTAAGAGATACTAATGGTGATGGATTTGGTGATCAAGTGATTGATATATCACTCAATGATGGTAGTGCAGATGCTTATGTTACACCAAATAGATTCAATGAATTCTCTGAATACCAATTCTCAGTTGATGATTTAGAACAGTTTAGTGGATTTACTGTTAAGATTGTAATGACTTCTACGAACGAATGTGTTCCAGTCAGGATTAAAGATTTCAGAGCAATTGCATTAGCATAGTGAAGAACACTATTAATCCTCCAGTAAAATTTCTTTTAGATCCATCAGGATCGGGTAAATTGATTAAATTCTTTTTACCCTTTGATTTTAGATCGGTTGAAGAAAAGTTAAAACATTACCCATTTAATCAGATATGAAAACTTTTAAACAGTTTATAGAAGATTACTCTGTTGGTGGTGGTTTAACACCTAAACAAATGTTAGGTCCTGGTACTCAGTGGTTTAGAACTCCTGCTGAAAAAATGAAAGAAAATCAAAGATTTATAAGAGTTGCTCCAGGATTTATTCCAAATTGGTTACAAGCAAAAAGATCTAAAAATAATAAAAAAGCATGATACCAGTTGAAGGACATAAAAACCTGTTTCGTGATGAAAAGACAGGAGCAATAGTTAATTGTGATAATGCAGGATTTTCTGATTATATGTCACAAAGAAGAAGGCAATTGGATGAAAAGGCAGAATTAGATATAATGAAGAAAGATATTGATGAGATTAAAAGTCTTCTAAAAGAACTAACAAGTAGGATAACATAATAAAGTATAAATATATAAGAGATCTGAATTGCTTTTATAGATGGCAGATATTAAAGTCCGAGTAGGGCAACATAACGCAACCAAGGTTATATCCTCACTTGCTGGAGCCCAAACACTATCCTTATCGGAATTGAGTGATGTAAATGCCTCTAGTTTATCTAATGGAATGGTACTTGTATATAATGGTACAACTAAAAAATTCGACACCACTTTGGAATTGACTCCAGGTGCAACCCAGAATCTAGATATTAAC